GTGACGAACGGTGCCACTGCAGATACAACGCTGTTCGGTTCGTTGTTCACCGTGCGACTGGACAACACCAAATGCAACATCTACCAAGTGGATCAGATCTCAATGGATGAGGACGGTCTGGTGGAAATTGAAGCCAGCCACTTCCCTTGCGACGACAACCTGCGTAGCATGATTGTGCAAGATGTGCTCGATGAGAGTCGCTTCGTGGTGGTTGACTGATGGCTTTTCCTTCACTGGTCCCAACCTCCCGTAATTTCAATCCGGGCGACTATCCGATCAAGCAGTTCCGCTCACAGTCGGGTGCTGAGGTGCGTATCCTCTACGGCGACGCACGCACTGGCATGACACTGGAGCTGTCCTACGACAACATCAGCGATGCCAACGCTGATGTGTTCTTGGCGCACTACAACGACGTGAAGGGCACCTACAACACGTTCGCCATCCCCGATGAGGTGAAAACCGGCTGGAGTGGCAGCAGCGGTTCGATCGACGCGGCTGGTGTCAACACATGGCGCTACGCAGAACCGCCTGCAGTGACTGCCGTCAGGCCGGGCCGTAGTTCGGTGCGTGTGCAGCTCATCGGAGTCCTTTAAGCTGGAATCATGGCCAAGATGTACACAGGCCGGGATGGCCGACTGCTGATCGACGGGGTTGAGCAGATCAAGGTGACCAACTGGTCAATGACCGGGAGCCTTGAGATGCTGGAGACGACAACGCTTGGCGATTCGCAGCGCAGCTATACGCCTGGCGTGCAAGAGTTCAGCGGCAATGCCACGTTGCTGTACTACAACGACGGCACCGGCCGCAATGATGCAGCATTGGCGCTGAAGAAGGTGCTCAAGGTCAATGGCGTAAGCGATGGCGACACTGTAGATCTACGCCTCCGGCTGGTGGAGGGCAACAGTAATCATGACGTGCGACTGACGGCTTACATCACCAGCGTTGGATTTGGTGCCAGCGTCGGTGAAGTCAGCTCTGCGCAGATCAGCTTCCAAGGTACCGGTGCGCTCAGCGAGGTCACGATCTGATGGGCGTCTACCTCGGCAATAACGGCAACATTGAACTCACGCGCAAGTCATTGGAAGGCGCGAAAGAATCTGTCGTTAATCCAAGTGATGTCAACGCATTCCGCAACCGTTTCAGTTTCGACTTTGATGAAGGCTTCTTGATCAACGGTGACCTAATCGAGATTGCCACCACTGATGGCACTGATCTTGATTTCGTTGATGCAAGCGGCTGGAGCGTCGGCAGCGTTCAGACAAGCGGCAACTGGTATGTCTTCATTGATGAACTCGGCGGCATCCGCCTGTATGACAACTTCGACGACAGCCTAGAGGGCAGCACTGCAGGGTTGATTTCGCTTGCGGCTATCGCCCGTGATATTCCGATCCGCGTAAGCGTGCGTGATCGTGATCGCAGGATCCTTGCATCTGTCACCGACTACGAACTCAACACCAACCGCGAAACCGTAGACATCACCGCACTGAGCGATCAATACCGGCAGCAATACAGCTCACTGATCAGCGGCAGCGGACGCATCACTGCGCAATGGGATTACGTAAACGAAGCCGGGCGTGAACCTGTCAACTACCTGATGCAGCTTGTGCTGCGCACTGAGATCGGCTCCAGCTTTCACGCCAAGTTCTACATCAAAAGCCCGAACACCGATGCAGCAGGGGGTGCATTCGCCAGCACGCAGTTCAATGACTCGCTGTGGTGGGAGTTTGACGCACTCGTGACGAACAGCGCCACCAGTTTCACACCGAGCGATGTGATCGTTTCCACGATTGATTTCGTGGCAACTGGCGCGATCCGCTTACGTGCTCGCACGACAACACAACGTAAGCTGTTGCAAGAATCCGGCGATCCGATCCTGCTGGAGCAGAGTGGCTACCTGCTGTTGGAGGGTGATGAGACTGCCTAAACTGATAGGAAAGGAGTAGGGCTAACACTGTGGCAGACCTGCGGATCAGTGAACTAGCGGCACTTGCCGGTGCTGATCTCGCAGCCGGTGACTTGCTTGCTGTTGCGGACATCAGCGCAAGCGAAACCAAGAAAATCACCGTCACAGATTTTCTTGGCAATGCCGTCACGCTGATCGCTGACGCCACGATCCCCGGCGCCAAGGTCGTCTTCGGTGCTGGTAGCATCCCCGGCAGCGCCATTGCATCAGGCGAAATCAGCGCCACGCAGCTCGCTAGTGATGCAGTCACAGCCAGCAAGCTTGCGGACGAGTCAACGGTTGATCTGGTGAACGTGCTGCCGTTGAGCGGTGCCTTCATCGGGCAGATCGCGCTTGATACCGCAGCGAGCAACAAGGCCTACATCTGGAGCGGCAGCCAATGGCTGAGCTTCAAGGCGGCCGGCTCGATCAATGCCGTGGTCGGCAGCAGCGCCGGTGTGGTGAACATCAGCGTCACGCAGACCGGCGACAGCGTGACGATCAGCACCACGCTGGACGACACCACTGCAGCAGCGCAGTTCCTGGCTGGTCCGACTGCTGCTGCTGGCCCCGCCAGTTACCGCACGATCGTCGGCGGTGATCTGCCCACGGCGACAACCACAGCGAAGGGTGCCGTGATCGTCAACGGCGCTGGCCTGACGATGAGCGGTGACACGCTCCAGATTGACAACAGCATCACCGCCAACAGCAGCACCTATCAAGTTGTTCAGTTCAACGCCAAGGGACTGATCACCGATGCGCGGGATATCACCGGCGCTGATCTACCAGTCGCCACGGCTGGCGACATCGGCGCAGTCCTGCCCGGCAGTGGCTTGGTGGTTGATGGTGTTGGCACACTGAACCACAGCAATTCCGTTGCGCCCAGCACTTACACCAAGGTCACGGTTGATGCGCAGGGGCACGTCAGCCTTGGCGCCAACCTCGCTGATACGGACATCCCTGATCTGCCGGCCAGCAAGATCACAACCGGGCAGTTTGCGGCTGATCGCATCGGTGATGGCACTGTCACCGGAGCCAAGTTGGCCGATAGCGCCACGGTGCAGTTTGGCGGCGCTGGATCGACTGCCGGTATCGTCAGCTTCCCGACCGCTGAATTCAAAGGCCAATACTTCTGGGATGAGCTGAATGGCGACCTCTACATCTGGTCTGGTTCAGCATGGCTACCAGTCACGATCACATCCGGTGAGCTGATCTTTGCTGGTACCTATGACGCCAGCGTGAATCAGATTGATTCGGTCACCGCTGCAGGCTCTGCGCTTGGCCTAGCGATCGGCGGTGTATTGCCAGCTGCGTCTGACACCAACAACCGCTACTACTTGGTAGTGAGCGCGAGTGGCACCGGCACAGGTAACGCACCGACTGAAGCATTGGCGCCGCCGGACATGATCCTGTCCAACGGCACCACATGGGAGCTGATTGATGTTTCCGGTGCTATTGCTGGCCAGACCGCAACAAACATCAGCTTCACGCCATCTGGCAGCGTCAGCTCCACCAACGTGCAGCTGGCAATTCAAGAGCTCGATACGGAGAAGGTCAGTACATCGCTGACATCAGCCAATATCATCGTCGGCAACGGTAGTAACGTCGCTACCGCCGTTGCGATGACAGGTGATGTCACCATCAGTAATGCAGGCGTCACAGCTATCGCCAGTGGCGCTGTAGTCAACGCTGACATCAATGCCAGCGCCGCGATTGATTACAGCAAGCTGGCACCGCTGACATCCGGCAACATCGTCATCGGCAGTGCAAGCAACGTCGCCACGGCTCGTGCGGTGACCGGTGACATCACCATCAGCAATACTGGCGTCGCAGCGATTGCAGCTGGCGTGATCGTTGATGCTGACGTGAGCGGTAGTGCAGCGATCAGCGGCAGCAAGATCACAGCCGGCACCACCAGCGCACAAGGTGCCGTGCAGCTGACCGATTCCACCAGCAGCACCAGCACCACGACCGCGGCAACGCCGAACGCAGTCAAGAGCGCCTACGACCTAGCTGCTGCTGCGCTGCCGAAGTCCGGCGGCACGATGACCGGCGCGATCACCTTCGCTGCTGGGCAGACCATCGCCGGCTACGGCTTGCTCGATGGAGCACAGACCTGGACGAAGGGGCAGCGCGGGGAGGTTACGGCGTTGGTGGATGGCGCCACGATCACTCCGGATTTCGCGGATAGCAACAACTTCAGCGTGACGCTCGGCGGCAACCGCACACTGGCCAATCCGAGCAATGTCGTCGCGGGGCAGTCAGGCTGCATCTGGATCACGCAAGATGGCACCGGCAGCCGCACGCTGGCCTATGGGTCAAGCTGGGACTTCACAGGCGGCACTCCACCGACACTGAGCACTGCTGCCGGTGCTGTTGATTGCTTGGTGTATGCCGTGCAAAGCACCACGAAGATCACCGCAACACTCATCTCCAACCTGAGCTGATGATTCCCGGAAGCGCCAATCCTTTGCTGCTGGCTAGTGCTGCTGCGGCGCCTGCTGGTTATGCCATCTCTAGAAGCCTCCGGTTCAACAGTAGTGACAGTGCCTATTTGTCCCGCACGCCATCAACTGCCGGCAACCGCCGCGTATTTGCGTGGGCAGCGTGGGTGAAGCGAGGAGCTGTCGATAACGGCGACTACAGCCTTTTCTTTGCTGGGTCAGACAACGCAAATATAACTTGGCTTGAATTCTCTTCAGCAGCGCTCAGATTCGGAAGTCGGACAGGTAACGATACCGTTATTGATGTTATAACTTCTGCTTTATTCAGAGATCCAAGTGCTTGGTATCACGTAGTTCTCAGTGTTGATACACCAAGGGTGAGCGCCGCCAACAGAGTACAGATATATGTTAATGGAGTGCTGCAGCCTTATACAGGAACAATCCCATTGCAAAATGCGGACTTGTGGATTAACACGATGCAGCCACACGCAATAGGCTTTCAGGTATTTCCAGGCATTCGCTATTTCAACGGCTGCCTTGCGGACATCCACTTCTGCGATGGCAATTCCTATACCGCGTCGGCATTCGGTGAGTTCGACGCCAACGGCATATGGCAACCGAAGGCATACACCGGCAGCTACGGCACCAACGGCTTCCACCTCGCCTTCAGCGATAACTCAACCGCTGGCTCGTTGGGTGATGACAGCAGCGGCAATGGCAACAACTGGACCGTCAACAACATCTCCGTCGCTGCTGGTGCAGGCAACGACAGCCTCGTAGACGTTCCCACTAATGGCACCGAGACGGATACGGGAATAGGTGGTGAGGTGAGGGGGAATTACTGCACTGGCAATCCTATTGCTAAAAACACATACGGAAGCACTCTTTCTTTTGCTAACGGAAATTTAGACTGGACATTTAGTGGTAACGCATTTGCGACTATCGCCGCGACTTCTGGTAAATGGTACGCGGAGGTTGTGTTTACCACGGCAGGAGGAGCTGCCCGAGGCGTTGGCGTTGCCCCTTACGACTGGAGTAGTATTGCTGCCGCTTATTTTAGCGACGGCACAAAGTATCTCGATGGTGTCAATAGTTCTTATAGCGGAGTAACTTTTACTACCGGTGATATTATTGGCATTGCTTGGGACGCAGATTCCAAGCAGGTTACGTTTTACAAAAATAACGTCTCTCAAGGCTCAATGACGTACACGAATACAAAAGATCTTACCTTTGTTGCCTTTAGGGGCGGCACGGAAGGAACAAGCGTCTGTGCTTGGAACTTCGGCCAACGCCCCTTCGCCTATCCCGTAAGCGGCTATAAGTCGCTCTGCACGGCAAACCTGCCCAGCACCACGATCACCACAAGCGGCAGCTACACCGGCAACGGCGTGGCCGATGGACCTTTTGTCTATCTGAACGGCGTGCCAACTGCGATGACGGTCAATGGCAATGCAGTGACGTTCGGCACTCATGCCGACAAGCTGAGCAACGGCTTCAAGATTCGCACTACAAGCACAACGTTCAATCAGAACGCTTCCACCTACAATTATTCCATCACCACCACGGGCGATCCGTTCAAGACTGCTCGCGCTCAAAGCAACTGACCCATGTTCGTCCTCGGCAGCACTGTTCTCAGCCCTGATCGTGCGTTCACGCACCCAGAGTCGGGTGTGCAATATCCCAGCAACTGGCTCAAGCTGTCCACCGCTGCCGAGCGCGAAGCCATTGGTATCCGCGAGCTGCCGGATCCGCCGCAGTGGGATCAGCGTTTCTTTTGGGGCTATGACGACGACGGCCAGCTGATCCCGAAGGATCACGCGCAGCTGATGGAGCAGTGGACGGCAACGACGCGCACCACGGCTGGCACGTTACTGGCGCCGACTGATTGGCTGATCACCCGCGAAGCTGACACTGGCGCACCATGCCCGCCAGAGATCCGCGCATGGCGGCAAGACGTGCGCGATGCAGCAGCGGCAAAGGTGGCGGTGATTGAGGCCACTGCTGATACACCGAGGCTGGCTGAATATCTGACCGCCGTTGACTACAGCACCTGGCCCGAGATGCCCGAGATTCAGTCGTCCGCTGCCGGCCCGGACTATCGCGCTTTCTACGATGCGCTGCTGGTCAGTCCTGCCTATGCCGCCATCCGTGCCAAGGCAGTTGATAATGCTGCGGTTCTGACTGCCTGCGTGGAGTTCATCGCCGCGATCGGTGATGCCAAGAGCGGCCGGCCTAATCCCGCCGCGATCCAGGCCTGCGTTGATCTGCTGTGTGCTGCTGCTCAGTTCACCGCTGAGGAGCTGCAGGCGTTGGCTGATGTGATGCAAGTCGGCGGACTGGATCAGGTGTACGTACTGCCGGAGGCGTGATGGAGGTTCTCGCACTTGCTTGGGCTGGTGGGATCTTCCTCGCCTACTGCATCGTGGCGATCAATCCGCGCGATGACGACAGTTAGGCTGTAGGCATGATTGAGGTCATCGCTGCTATCGCCGGTGCCAGTATCTCCGTAGCGGCAATGGGCGCTATGGGGTTCAGCCGCCGCAATGACGAAGCACGCGATGCAGTGATCAGGCTTACAAGCGCCGTGGAGCACATCGCTACGCAATTGGATGTGCTTCATACCGACATGAAAGAAGACCGCAAGGAAACCTTCTCGCGGTTGAGCAATGTAGAACAGCGGGTGAGTAAGCTGGAGGCAAAGCCCTAATCCCAATGGACAACATGAGCCCCGAAACCCTTGCCATCCTTGCCATCATCGTGGCTGCTGGCTCCGAAATCATCACCCTGCTGCCGATCAAGGAAAACAGCTGGTTGCAGCTGCTGATCAAAGCGCTGAAGGTTGTCTTCCCAAAGAAGTGATCTGGTTGGTTCGCTTCGGCGATCCGACTTGGCAGCAGCAGTTGCAGCAGTGGGCGCGGGACTTCAAGTTTCGCGCCACGCTTGCGCCACGCCTTGACCGCGAGGAAGAGCAGTGGCACGCTGCGCAACCGCAGCAGCCGCAACCAACAATTACGCATGAGCCGGATGGTTCCATGCGCATCACTGCACCCTGGGTGAATGACGATTCAACTCCGTAACGCAGCCAAGCATTACAAGGAACTGCCGCATCAGATGGCAGCTTGGGATTGGATGCAAGAGCAGCTCAGTGCTGAAGTGCTGGATCAGTTCGCGGAGATGTATCGCGCGGATCCGCTGCCGAAGCAACCGATGCCGCCGGCATGGCTTGAACCGACGCTGGCGATCATCAAGAAATGGGAAGGATGCCGGCTTGAGGCCTATCGCTGCCCTGCTGGTGTGCCGACCATCGGCTATGGCTCCACGCGGCTGATCGACAAGCCCGTGCGGATGGGCGATACCATCACGCAGCAGATGGCGGATGATCTGCTGCTGAATGAAGTGGAACACCTGTTTGCGCCGGGACTGTTCACGCTGTTGCCAATGGCGAAGCAGTGGCGCCCCAACCAAATCGCAGCGCTGATCAGCTGGGCCTACAACGTCGGCCTTGGTGCCGCGGAAGAATCCACGCTGCGGAAGCGGCTGCTGGCCGGCGAGGATCGCGCCAAGGTGGTGATTGAGGAGCTGCCGAAGTGGGTGAAAGCGGATGGAAAAATACTGGAGGGCCTTGTTAATCGCCGGAAGGATGAAGTAAAGCTTTTCACTGGCGGACAGCCAATTCAGCAAGAGCCAGCAAAGCTGAGCCCGTCATCGCCGTTTTCAGCGCGACTGACCCCGCACATCACGCTGGGTGAATTTGCGCTCAGTCAAGAAGTGCGCCGATTTGAGCATCAGCATCAAGTGGACACTGCAGCTGAGCTGGCTGCATTTATGGAGCGTGCGCGGGCGCGTTTCGGCGGGAAGCCTGTGATCATCACCAGTGGCTACAGGCCGGCAGCAATCAACCGCTCAGTCGGCGGTGCAAGCGGCAGTGAGCACCTGTACAACGCACCCGGTGTTGGTGCAGTGGATTGGTACATCCAGGGTGTGGACATCTACAAGGTGCAAGAGTGGTGCGATAAGGAATGGCCGTATAGCTTGGGCTATGGCGCACCAAAGGGGTTTGTGCACCTCGGCATCCGCAAGGGACGGCCTAGAGTTCGGTGGGATTATTGACGCCGCTTGGATTGAACGGGTAAGAACAAATCCGATTCGTCCCATCCCATCTTGATGCGACGAAGTAATGTGCTGTACTTGATTCCAGAAAGCTCAGCAGCTTCTATTAGTGAAACGGAATTTCCTTGGTAAAACACATACGTGTTATTGCTGCGATTTCTCTGCTGTTCTTTTTGCGTTGCCCACCTGCAATTACTTCGGCAATAGTTACCGTTGACATCAATCCTGTCTAAAGTGTGTTGCGGTGTTGGGCGTTTTCCCATGTCTTTGAAGAATTTTTCAAAGTCACGCCACTCCGGCGCAATCTTGATGCCGCGACCTCCATATAATTCATAGCGGTTGTGACTTGGGTAATCACAGCGCTGAATCATTGATTTCCAAGTTGTGTATTCAGGTGTTCGCGAAAGGCCGTGCGTTTTGAAGTTGCAACCACGCTTTTCAACGTGAAGACAGCCGCAACTTTGCGTATTTCCACTGCGCAAATTTCCAAGATTTGCGATGATATCATTGCCGCAATCACACTTGCACAACCATCTAGCAGCTTTTTGGCCGCTAGGTTGAATCCTTGGCGCTGCCTTTTGAATGGCAATCAGCCGGCCAAACCGCTTTCCGGTTAGGTCTAGACTTGTGCTCATCAGCTCAGACTCCGTGAGTTGGTCACGCCTCGGGAGCGGCAACTCGCCGAGGCAACCTTATTGTACGACATTCGGCACCGGCTGGGCAATCATCGCTGAGTAGACTTAACCGCCGCAAGATTTGCCGCCTGTGTTGTTACCTGATCATGAAATTCGTCGCCTCTGCAAGCAACAGCAGATGGTGTCGCCATACAACGAAGAACTGCTCAATCCGGCCAGTATTGATGTAACACTTGGCGGTTACATCATGGTTGAAGTGCCCGAAACACCAGAGCTGCAGCGCGTCTGCATTGAGGGTTACACGCAAGCGGAACCATACATGGTGGAACCCGGTGCATTCTTCCTTGCCGAAACCCGCGAAATTTTCAACTTGCCTGATCACATCGGTGCGCAGTTTGTGCTGAAATCAAGCCGTGCACGGGAGGGTTTTGATCATGCCGAGGCCGGCTGGTGTGACCCTGGCTGGAATGGCAGCCGGCTTACGATGGAGCTGCGCAATCAGCGTCAATGGCACGCATTGCCGATCTGGCCTGATATGAAGATTGGACAGATGAAATTCCTTTTGCTCAGTGGAATGCCGGAACGTAGCTATGCGCTGACTGGCCGCTATAACGGCGATCTAGGCGTCACCAGCAGCAAGGGTTGAATACACCTCACAAGCCCGGTCGTACTGCCACCGGGCTTGCCATTCTTGGCGGTGTTCCTTCACCATTCCTGCATAAGTAACGCGCCAAATGATACCGTCCGCTGTGTTGACTTGCTCTAGCGTGGGTGCATTGTTTGCGGTCATCGTATGTCGTGGGGTGAGTGGATGGTGGTCAACATGCCGATAGAAGAGCAGCTGGCGCTGGAAACCCAATCGCGGGCTGCTCTTCATCATCATGACCCCGCTGCAGTTGGCCGCTTATGTGCTGCGTTGATCAAGCAGAACGCTATGCAGTCGCAGCTGATCAGGCAGGCAACTGCTCATATTGCGAAGTTAGAGATGGAGCAGTTCTTATCCGAATCGCAAGCTTCCGTTCTGCCACCACGCAGCGCTGCTGGACCCGTTGACGGCTGATGCCTTGCTCGCGGCCGATCGCGGCATAGCTGCGTGGTTCGTTGCCGTTCAAGCCATAGAACATCTCAAGTGACTGGCGTTCCTCCGGCGTCAGCTGAAAAAAAACTAGCTGCAGCTGCTCGGCGTATTCATCGCTGATCATTTCATCGGGCAGTTCAGCAGCGATCATCTCAATCAGCGGTGAGCCATCATCTGTGGCAAGTTCATCCAAGCTGCGGTGTGGCGTGTTGCGTTCTAGCAATATGCGCAGCTCAGCCACCGTAATCTCCAGCGCCTCAGCGGTCTCCTGCAGCGTTGGATTCTTGCCGTGCTGCTGGTGGTATTCGCGTTGAAACTTCACCGCCTTGTAGGCGCGCTCCAGCGAGTGTTGCGGTACGCGGATCAGACGTTCCTTGGTATCAATCGCGCGGTTGATGGATTGGCGGATCCACCAGTAGGCATAAGTGCTGAACTTGTACCCCTTGCTGCCGTCAAACATCTCTGCAGCGCGGTGGAGTCCTAGTGCACCTTCCTGCACGAGATCCATGAATTCAAGCCCGCCATTACGCAGTCGGCTGATGTAACGCTTGGCGATATGCACCACCAGTCGCAGGTTGGAGCTGATGATCGTATCCCGCGCGCGCAGGCCGATCTTGATCTGCCGCAGTTCCGCCTTGGTGCGTTCACCATCCATAGCTTGCAGCTCCAGCGCACGCTTCACCTGGCGCGACAGCTGGATTTCCTGCTCAGTAGTCAGCAGCGGAAATCGCGCCGCTTCGTTCAGGTACTGCTTGACGGAATCGTTCATGGTCAAATGATGGCGCGAGTCTTGTGATTAGGATCGGATTCATCAAGGTGACACTCTGGGCCGAAGCCGGTTGCGACGTGTTCAGCCGTTAGGCCGTCGCTCGCTTTACTGGCTTCGCGGTCGGCGTCGAGTTGCTCCATGCTGGTGAGCCAGCTGCGGAGCGCATCACCGGGGGGCGTCTTAGGCGGCCACGCGGCAAACCTTAGGACAGACTTGCGATCTCGGCAATGGATTGATGCGTTTGGTTTCCAGCAGATGAACCACCGGCCATTCCAATCGCGGCTGGTTTCAATGCGGAGCCCATTGGCCTGGAAGGCATCGCGTTTCATTCAACATGGCTCCATGACTTGCCGGCAACGATACTGGCCACGGTCGAGCGGGCGATGCCGTATTCACCAGCCAGCGCCACCAGCGTGATGCCATCACGCCGCCGCTGCCGCAGGCGACGCACGTCATCAGCGGTTAGCACTGCGCTCGGGTTGTCTTCACCGCGTTGATACATCGGTGGTGGGTTGATCATGATGCGTTCCACCGTGCGGACGCGATGGCTGCAATCCGGGCAGCGATACCAGCGGTGTGTGCCATCCATGCGGTGGTCGGTTGAGATCACCCTCATCCGTATTGCCGGGCAGTTGGTGCAGTGCATTTGTTAAGATGTGTTGGACCTTTTCTAGGGTCATCGCGTAACTGCTGGCCCGGCAGCAGTGAGGCCGTCACCGCGTGAGGAGCGGCTACCGGGCAACCTGTTAGGGGAAGGTGGCTAAGAGGGTTCGTAGGTCTTCTCAAAGATGTCAGGCTTGCAGGGATAGAACTCCCCTGCCACGCCCTTAATGATCCAATCGCCAGGGTTCGCCAGATGCGTGCCCTCTAGCGTTTCGATGGTCAGCTTGTCGTCCGCGAACTGAGCTTGGTGGTCGCAAAGCACAACCCAGCGCACAATCGCTGCAGCACTTGAGGCAGAGCCGTCAAACTGACGAGCTTCGATGGTTACTGGTTTTTTGGTAAAGAAAGCCATGATTAGAGGTAATGACTACGATGCTTTGATGGGAACTGGAAACGCCCAGTGCGGCGCCCACACAATGGGAGGCCAGGCGTCGCAAAACTCATCAACCTCGGCGCGTGTCGCGAGAAACCAGTCCGAATTGCACAGCTCCTCCGATGGGCGCCCCCACCAGCACCTTCCCTCCGCATCGCAATCCTCCGGACCCGGCAGCTGCTCGCTCACCGGCACCGGCTTGATAGCGGGGCGAGCGCAAAGGGCGCGATCAGCGGCAATGGCAGCGTGGGCGAAATCAAGATGCTCTAGGTGCATGGTCCCGTTTGAGCCATCCATAACCATGTAGTCATCTGCTAGCTCTTCCAACTTCCTATCTGTCAGCCCCTCCGGCTCGGGCTGGGAGAGGAAGTTGTGCAAGCGCTCCACCGCTGCGTCTACCTCTTGGGCAGCGTTTTTTAAGCCGTTAAGCGTATTCCCGAGTTCTGCGTCCCAAAGAACGTCACTTAACTTTGCCAGCAGCTCATCATGCTCGATCAAAAGATCGCGTGGGTTTGTGTCGGTCATGAGGTGATTAGGGGGTTCCACTGCGAGGTGTATCGGTTGAGTTCATCTACTTGCTTCTTGTTCAAGCAAGTCCGCCACGGCGGCAGTGTGCTCTCCCGCTTGATGCTTGGAGCCGTGTTCTCGCAGCCACGCTGCAACTTGGCGGAGCATCAATCGACACGTCCCGCGCCAAGGGAGCGGATCATCAGGGTCCGCAACATCGGCAAGCTCGTCAACCAGTGAGCAAGCTGTCACGGAAGCATCATGGGCAATAACGTGTTGGCCATCGGCAAAACCCATTTCGTAGATCCGCTCGGCCGTCCAGGAGCCTGGGTTTACGCAGTCAATCGGCGGCGATAGCGTGACACCTCTAAAGCTTATTTCTGCCCAAGACCGCCGACGCACGCTTGAAGCATCAGTGCCTGCGGTCGCAGTGGTTGCACTCTGAGCCTCTAGGGCTTCTACGCGGTCGCGAAGTTCAATTAGGCAAGAGTCATCATTGAAGCGTTGAGCCTGTAGCTCAATCTGAGCCCACTGCTCGGGTGTTGCTTTGTGTTCAGTCATGGGGCTAGTAACGTTCCTCATTACTGGGTTGGTCTTGGCCACGCAGCTCGGCGGCGATGGCGAGGATTTGGTGGCGAAGGCCCTGACGTTGGATCCACCGCGCATGGGAAATGAAATTGCCCATGCGCGGTGATTCGGGGGACTCTTGCTGTTCCGGCACCACGTGATCCGCCAGCGCCTCAAGGGCGGCAGCAATGCAGACGCGGTCTTGTTCCAAAAATACGTCTTGCCAATTTGCAAGAAAGCCGTTCAGGATAGCTTGTGCTGCTGGTGATAGTTGTTCAGCCATTGAAGTCGGAATCACTTGTGGGTTTGATTACGGCTTGAACGGTTTCAGCCTTTTCGATCACGAGCATCGCGGCCTCGGCCTCCTTCCGAATGTTTTCCAAACAAAATCTGTCTGATTGCTCGCAGCGCAAGATCGCATCAATAGCTGCTACCCGTCGAGCTAAGGCAACATACGCAATGGTGAAATCGGGAGGGAGAATTTCTAGGGACTGAGATTCCAATAGTGCAAAGTTGTCCATAAGGTGATTAGAGCAAGTCACTGAAAACGAGATTCACGACGCCGCTTATTGCGACGGTCCTCTAAACCTGCCAGAACCTGCAGCCACACAAAAGCCGCAAAACCAGCAAGGATAACGACAAGAGCCGCGAAAACTAAAAGGAGCAAGATGGCAAATAGATCGCTCATGTGTTCTTTTCACCAAGCAACTCATCCATATCCCGCTCCACCAACTGCGCAAGGCGCTCTTGGTATAGACCGGCGTAGGTGCTGCAGGTTCGGCCACTGCGCTCGTAGAGGGCATCAAGGTAGTCTTGGCGGCGTTGTTCGGTGATCGGGTTGGTGGTCATAGCGGCGGAGTAGTTGGGTTTTGCGTTCCTCGATCAAGTGCGCCGACGAGACGATTGAGCACGTGCCATCCGGGCAGCAGATGCGGTAGCAGTCGTGGCCGCAAGAGTCGACGTAATACTCAACGGTCAAGTCGGCGCTGGTCATGGATCAGAACGGTGGGTAGTCGTCAGAAGCTGCATCTGCAGCAGCGCCACGTGGCAGGAACTCAAACCGCTGGGCGCTGAGTACATGCTTACTGCGCTTGGCGCCGGTTTCCTTGTCGCTCCACTCCTGGCGGCGGATGTTACCGCTGAGCAGGATGCAATCCTTCAGCTTGCACTTATCTACGATCACCTGCGCAGACTTGCCCCAGATCTCTACATCAATGGCGTTGTTGATGTAGTTGCCGTCTTTGTCTTTGCCTTCGATGATGCCGCCAGCGAAGTTGGCAACCATGCTGCCGCTATCAAAGGTGCGCAGTTGAGGTTCAGTGATGATGCGGACGATGCCGGATGCGTAAAGGCTCATTGCAGTGGAGTGATGTTGTGGGCTTCCTCAAAGGCGAGGATTTGCGCGAGCGGGTAACGCACGCGCGGGGTGCCAGCTGGTGTGCCGATCAGCGGCAAGGTGTAATACGTGGGACCAATGCCACGTGCACGTTGGTTTTTGATGGCGCTTGGCTTCAAGCCCCAACGTGCCGCGAGCTGCTCAGTAGTCAAGAATGGTTCAGTCATCAGCGAAGGGATCCTCATCGGGTGTTGCAGCCGGCGTCAGCTCCTGTTCCTTGGCCATCGCCAGTTCCAGCAGCTGCGTCAGCTGGTCATCGCTGAGATCGCCTTTGCGGGCTTCCATCCGCTCTTGGATCTTGTGCAGTTCCGGGATGGACTTGCACTTAGCAATAGCAGCCTTGCCGGCGGCGAACACCTTGGCGTCACCAGCCGGCAGTGCGGGAGCTGGCGCAGCTTCGGCGGTCACGGTTACCGGTTGCACGGTGTCAGGCTCCGCTTGCTGCATTTCGTCGGTGCTGTAGACACCGGAGAGGTCGGCAGGAAAGGCCTTGCGCAGCGCGAGTGCCTCGCTGCACTTGGCGATCATCGCGGCGCCCATCTTGCTCCACAGGCCTTGCCCCGCGTTGTAATCCTGGAAGCGCGCAACACCGACGAAAGGATGCGATGCACCTTTGCGGTAGATGATGGTCTTGGCAGCGGCAGGTGGCTTGCTGCTGAGCCACACGTCTTGCCATTGGCCATCTTCACCGCACCAGAACGTCTCAGAGCCATCCAGCTGGCCGGTGCGTTCGGCGATGCTGCGCAAGCCGTCAATGCCGGCTTGCACCACCATACGCCCACCACGTTTAATGGCGTAAATCTGCTTGCTGAACGGATCCAAGCCAGTGCGCTGGCAAGCGTAGGCGAACAGGCGCAGTTCATCCGCGCTGCAGCCTGGCGCGATGGTGGTACTGATCAGCTGCGTTTGCTCTGGTGTCCAGAGTGCAAGGGAACTAGAAGTCATCTGAGGTGATGGTCGGGGTAGTGCTCAGTGCCCACTTGGGCAGGCTGAGTGGTTCGATGCCTTGGCTGTAGCCGGGCCATTCATTGATCGCCATGCAATCCGAAATGGTTTGCATGTTCTGCCGGCGCAGTTCAGCGCCGACGGTCATGGCTTCAGCGTCTAGCCCATAGACACCAACCGCATACGGGTAGGTCTTCTCCACTGCGATGAAGACAAACCGCTCCGCAGGTAAGCCGCTGAGGTAGTGGCTCGCTTGCACATGGTAGCGGAAGGTGGCGCAGCTTTTGGCGAAGCCGCGCGGGCTGGCGTCCGTGGTGGTTTTTAGGTCAACTATGGTTGAGCCATAAAACCAGTCCGGCCGGCACTTGCAGCGCATCCCACTGGCAGGATCATCCCACCAGAACGACTGCTCAGCTTGCCCGTGGCGCAGCAGTTCCGCTGCTGCTTGGTGGCTGCGTACAGCGCCGGCCATTGCCAGCGCCAGCTCCATATCGCTGCCGGTGACAGCTTCAATGCCAGCAGCAGCCATCTCGGCGGATTGTTCCTTGCCGGCCTTGGTATTACGCGGCGGGCAGACGCCATAGCGTTTGCTCAGCTCATCGGGCTCCAGCACGGCGCAGTGCACCAGTGAGCCCAGCTTCATCGCAGCAGTCGGTTCCGGCCGCTGCCGCTGCGGATCCAGGAAGCGGCTCCAGTAGTGGTACGGGCTCTGCGCGACAGCGTGGAGGTGGCTGGCGCTGATCGCTGGATCAGCGTGATACTGCTCGTTGGTAATGGTCATGCGCGTGGGCTCCACTCGCCGCACCAGTCAGCCGAGGCAACGCCGGGCCAGCGGCCAAGGTTCGATCCCTGAGGCGGATGGCGGTGGCATTCGGAGTGCGTAATTTCTCGCGTCGCGTACGACTGAGTTAGTACATCAAAATCTGATGTCAACTCACGAGACTTGCGCAGCACGTAGTACCTGCAGTTATCGCATTGCTGCTCATCAAGCGGGGGGTAGGTCATCGGTCCAATCAGGGGTAAGCGTGGGTGAGCTGATCAGCCAGCCGGGCATCAGCTCCATTGCGGCGCGGATCGCTGCTGCCGGAGACACCGCCACCAGCTGCAGCGTCCGTGGTTGCTTGCCGTGATGGTAGGCGGTGATGGTGTAATGGCTCACCGGTGGTGCAGCGTCGTCTGCGGCCCGAAGCATTGCTCCAGCTGCGGGAATGCCTCCAGCAGCCGGCGGCGGTTATCGGGATCAGCCACTAGGCCGGCTTCAGCCAGCTTGGCCATGAAGCCACCGCCGTGGCGGATGGCGGTTTGAAGCGTTTGGAAGGTTTCGTTAGGGGTCATTGTTCGTCGGGAAGTTGTTCAATGGCGCGGCGGATGGTGTCTGCACCAAGTTGAGTGGAGCTGTTGCTGAGAATGTGGGCTAAAGCCTCCAACGCCTGCTCCTTCAAGCTCGGCGGCTTGGGGCGGCGGCACAGCATCAGGTCTTCGCCATCAAGACCCCAATCGTCCATCAGCGCACAGCACGCCTCCAGCTCTTGATCAGCGCCATGTTGCCAAGCAATAACAATAATCTCTTGTGGCGACAGGGGGAGATTGTTCCACTTGTCAACTAGCTCGGGCGGAGGAAGCGGCGCAATCCGATGCTCTTGCGTCATTTCCGCACCACCTGCTGCGTGCCGCTATGGGTGGGCTTGTGGTGTGCGCCGGAATCGACGCCGATCATGGCGAATACTGCCGCTGCAATCAGCAGGCAGATCGCATTGTTGATGTGGTTGAGCATGGCTCCGTGGTTGGGATTACTGCCGGCATTGGGTGCGGCTGCCGGCGGCCGCGCTGCTGCTATCCGTGGTAGTGGATCAGCAATGTGGCATCAGCGCGAAAGGCAGCAGCCACTTCGCGAATCAACTCACGACTGAGTTTGCTGCCAGCGCGCTCCAGTGCCCTTAGATGATTGCTGGCGCGGCCAAATGCCGCGTCGCGCTCGGCGCAGATCTCTTTGGTGACTTGCTGGCGTGTCTTGCCGCTGTTGCGAGCGGCGCAGACCTGGCCAAAGTAAACCAACTCGCCAAGGTCAGATCGCATCAACACCGTGGCCTTGAGGTTTTTGCGGCCGCAGCACTCGCAACTGGTGACGGAATCGTCAAGGTAAAGCGCTGTGTAAGCCATGATTCTCGGGTTGGGGTGCAGGACCGGTCGCCTGCTGTGAGTGAACTATACCACCCCGCGCAACCGTGCTGTGACTTGCTCGCGGAGTTGTTGCAGGGTGCCGTCGTTGGTGATCCGGTGCGTGAACAGCTCGGGGTCGGTCAAGGTGCCTTCGCTGGCGTGGTCGGTGCTGGTGGTGATGTCAGGCCGCTCCACGTGCCACAGCTCACCGCCGAGTTCGCGGATCAGTCTGGCATCATTCGGGAAGCGGCAGTCGTCGATCACCACCGAGTAGCCAGCGGCGTGCAGATCACGGATCCGCTTGCTGGCGATCATCACCCACACGTCCGGGTGCACGCACTGCCGGCCCCATTCAGTGCCGAGCGTTTGCATCAGATGACGCGCGCTGCAGCGGATGCCGGGGATCTGTTGCTCCTTATGCGCGTGCACGTAGCGCGTGGCGGTCGTGCTCTCGTGGCCAAGCTGGCAGAGCAGTTCACGCACAAGCACCTTGAGCGGCGTAGCAAAGCTCACTTGCATGAAGCCGTGAAGTATCAGATGGTTGGCAATCGTGGTCTTGCCGCTTTGCGGCGCGGGGCTGTAGAGCCCGATGAGGCGTGGCATGGTGGTTGAGCGAGGAAGCTGCCGGATTACGGCTCCGGCGGGCCGCGCCTGTTACCAGGCCAGCGCCGTGGCGATCAGCCTGTGCTTCGCCACCTTGCGGCGGATGCCGGTGGCAGTCTGCAGTTCACGCAGCGTCAGCTGCTCCATCTCAGCGGCGATCACGGCCAGTGGATGCAGCGCAGCGGGCACCGCAGCAGCGGCAACACCGAGCGCAGCGGCGTAGCACTTGCCGAGCTGTTCGCTCAGCGCCGGTAGTGCATCCCATGCGCGGCGGGTGTATTGGCCAGCGAGCAGCGTGAGCACAATCAGCACCTGCAGGCCGTGCAGGACGATCGCGCCGACTTCGGCCCAGTCCACGCGGAACCGGGCGTAGCCGTAGATGGTGCCAGCAGCGTGGCCGAGCAGTTGAGGGATGGTGGTTTTCATGGTTCTCGGTTTGGGGCAGTGCGGGACGGTGCGCCCGCGTGATGAAATCGTACCACCTAGGGCAGCTGTGTGCAACCTTGCTAGGGATGGCTGATGCGAACAGTGGCAATGCCATCAAGCGGAACACCAAGACGCCAGGCGGCTCCAGCACTTAGATCGAGCGATGCACAATCACATCTATCAGTCACCGGCACCGTGAGCACACGCCCTTGGTGGCTGACGCGCACCGGCGTGCCGCACGGCAGCCACGGATGGGCCGCCGACACGCCCCAGTGCTGGTACGTGCCGCCGCAAGCGGTGGTGCGGCCGTGGTACCAGCCGTCATACACCGTGGCGGTTACATGCCGCCCGTGCGCGTGCACCGGCAGCGGCAGCAGCAGCATTGCAGCCAGCATTCGGCGGATCAGATCGCGTGGGTTTGTGTCAGTCATCGCGCAACCTCCTGCTGCGGTTTGGTGAGCAAGTGCCATTGCCATAGCCATAGCCTTTGCCATTGCCATAGCCATTGCCATTGCCATAGCCATCGCCATTGCCATTGCCATTGCCATAGCCATAGCCATCGCCATAGCCATTGCCATTGCCATAGCCATAGCCATAGCCATCGTCATAGCCATAGTCATAGCCATAGCCATAGCCATAGCCATAGCCATAGCCATTGCCATAGCCATAGCCATAGCCATTGCCATAGCCATAGCCATAGCCATAGCCATAGCCCACTGGCATCATGATATTCATTTCAGCCCCCAGTTATCAGAGACTGGCACGCAAAAAATCTCTGCTCCGGCAGGCATGTCCACATCTGCAATAGGACGCAGATC